ATTCCGAACAGTGGCGATGATCTTCGGCTTACGGCCCAGCAGGTCGTGCAGCACCTTGAGGCTCGACACCTCGGCCCAGTTGCGCGCCTTGTCGATGATGACAGGCTTGTCGATGGCCGCGTACTTCGCCTGCATGATGCCGCGCAGCATCGCCTTGATCTGCTCAGGCTCGGGCGCTGCCTGCTCCGAGAGGCTGTTCTGCCACGCCTTGAACGTGTTGAACATCACCTCGCCCATGCCGCTCGTCGGAGAGGCGTGAACGTCAGGGTGCTGGTTCAGCAGGGCAGACAGCACCGTGCTGCCAGAGCGGGGAAGGCCAGAGAGGAAGTGGAAGGTCTTTTGCATTAGTTGGAGGAGCCTTGGAAGATGGCGGCGGTATGTTGAGAAGCAGAACCTTGAGCAAGGTTATACCACGATGCAGAAAGGCCAATCTGGACAGGGCTGGAGCGATTGACGACAGTTCCGTCGCCGAGTTGGCCAGATGCGTTAAGACCCCAAGCCCAAAGCGTGCCGTCGGTTCTTAAAGCAACAGTATGAGCTGCTGCCGATACCTGAGACCATGTTGTCAAAGCTCCAATCTGGACGGGGCTGGATTTGTTAACAACAGTGTCGTCCCCAAGTCTGCCGCTGCCGCCGTTTCCCCAAGCCCAAAGTGTGCCGTCGGTTTTTACTGCGGCAATGTGATAAGATCCCGACGAAACATACGACCAATCAGTCAGCGCACCCACTTGAACAGGGCTGGAACGATTAACTACAGTACCATCTCCAAGTTGGCCGTTAGTGTTGCGTCCCCATGACCACAGAGTGCCGTCGGTTTTAATAGATGCTATGTGCCTGCCGCCCACCGAGACCTGAGACCAAGTAGTCAAAGCGCCAACCTGAACAGGGCTGGAGCGCGCAATACGCGAGTTAAGGCCAAGTTCGCCGTCGCTATTGCGGCCCCAACTCCACAGCGTGCCGTCAATCTTGATGGCGGCAGCGCTGGCTGCCAACGAAACTTGAGACCATGTTGTAAGAGCGCCAATCTGGACAGGGCTGGAGCGATTGACGACAGTTCCGTCGCCGAGTGCCCCAAGTCCGTTGTAGCCCCATGCCCACATAGTTCCGTCTGTTTTGACGGCGGAAGTAGATTCACCAGCCGATACTTGAGACCATGTCGTCAGAGATCCAACTTGAATAGGGCTGGATTTATTGACGATAGTGTTGTCACCAAGGGTTCCAACGAGGTTGCTGCCCCATGCCCAAAGAGTGCCATCAGATTTAATAGAGGCTGTGTGATTGGCACCCACTGCAAGTTGGTTCCATGTAGGCAAATTTCCGATTTGAACAGGGCTTGAACTGTTCGCGACAGTATCGTCACCGATTTGGCCGGTGTTATTAAGCCCCCACGCATACAACTCGAACGTCGGCACCCCCGTCCACCGCCCCGCAGCGATGGCCTGCACCTGATCCTTTAAGTTCCAGACCCCGGAGAAGTTCGGCATTTTAGACTACTCCGTAGAGGGCGAGGGTGTGGACGTCGCCTGCCGAAACCTGATACCAATCTGTAAGCGCGCCTACTTGGACAGGGCTGGACCTGTTGAGGGTAGTGCCGTCGCCGAGTTGGCCGTTGGAACCCCTGCCCCAAGTCCAAAGAGTGCCGTCTGCTTTGATAGAGGCGGTGTGGACGTCGCCTGCCGAAACCTGCGACCAGTTGGTAAGAGCGCCCACTTGAACTGGGCTGGAGCGGTAAATGACGGTGCCGATACCGAGTCTGCCGCTGTCGTTATTACCCCATGCCCACAGCGTGCCGTCGGTTTTGACGGAGGCAGTATGGGCGGTGCCTGCCGAAACCTGATACCAATCTGTAAGCGCGCCTACTTGGACAGGGCTGGACTTGTTGACGGTAGTGCCGTCGCCGAGACGGCCATTTGAACCACTGCCCCAAGTCCAAAGAGTTCCGTCTGCTTTGATAGAGGCGGTAAAGGCGCCGCCTGCCGAAACCTGCGACCAGTTAGTAAGGGCGCCGATCTGGACAGGGCTGGATTTGTCAACAAGGGTGACGTCGCCGAGACGGCCACTACCGTTAGAGCCCCAAGCCCAAAGAGTACCGTCTGCTTTAACGGAGGCGGTAAAGCTGCCTCCTGCCGAAACCTGCGACCAGTTCGTAAGAACACCAACTTGGACAGGGCTGGATCTTGCGACGGAGTTGCCGTCGCCGAGTTGGCCGTTGGCACCCGCGCCCCAAGCCCAAAGAGTGCCGTCGGCTTTAACGGAGGCGGTATGGCCGTTGCCTGCCGAAACCTGCGACCAGTTTGTAAGGGCGCCGATCTGGACAGGGCTGGAGCGGAAAACGACAGTGCCGATACCGAGTTGGCCGCTGGTGTTATTGCCCCAAGTCCAAAGAGTGCCGTCGGTTTTGACGGAGGCAGTGCTGCCGAAGTCGCCTGCCGAAACCTGAGCCCAGTTAGTAAGCGCGCCTACTTGGACAGGGCTGGACTTGTTGATGGTAGTGCCGTCGCCAATTTCGCCGTCGCCGTTGCCGCCCCAAGCATACAACTCAGCCCCGCCGTAGATCGTATTCCCCGTATCATACTCCGTCAGCCGTCCCGGCCCGTAGGGGTTAAGCGCCTGCATCCGGATCTTGAACGTGCCGCCAGCAGGGGGCGACACAGTGATCGGAGACGACGCGCCGGAAACGCCCGTCGAAGCACCGCTGCTCTCGTCAACAGCAGTCACCACATACGACGAAATCGCCCCGTCGCCCGTGTCAGAGGGCGCGGTGAAGGCGACAGACGCAGAGCCGATGGACGTGGTTACGCCGGTGATTGTAGGGGCGTCAGGAGTGCTGAGTAGCTTGAACCCACTGACGGTTCCGCCGGGGTTACGGGGCATGTCAGCTGATCTCCTCGTACGAGCAAACAACCTTCAGGTCACTCGCCGACCCTGCCGTCGCGCCAATCGACTTGTCTTCCTCAAGATAGATCGAGGTGTTCTTGTCGATGACCACAAGCGAGGCATCAGCAGGCACGCTCACCGTGCTGACGATTTGGGTCGCTGTGCCGCCGATGTTGTCTTCGCTGTAGAGCGAGATCGTGATGTCGGCGGCGTTCGTGCCGTCCACATTCGAGACCACCAGCGAGTTGATCTTGAAGACCTTGTTGCTAGCTGCCGTGTTTTCAACGACCAGCGTGGCGTTGGTGGTGGTCAAATCCACGACGTTGGTCTTGCCGGTGATCGTGGTGACGTTGACGATGTTAGGGGCACTCACCTGACTTCTCCTTACCCGAAGATAAAGGCCGCAGCGATGGCCTTACCAAAACCGATTCCTGCGTTGCCGAAGCTGAGAGTCCCAGAACCATTTGTCACCAGAGCCTGCCCGCTCGTCCCGTCCGCAGCAGGCAGCGTCAGCGTGTAGCTGGCAGAGACAGTGCCCGGAGCCTGAAGCGCGACGTACTGACCGCCGGTCGTGTCTTGCAGACGAAGGTCGCCAGTCGCCGTGATGTCGATCTGGCCAGCGGTGACACCCGTGAATGTCGGGCTGTCGCCCGTGCCGAGGCCCAGCGAAGTCCGCGCCGTCGCGCCGCTCTCCGCGACCCATGTCGATCCATCGCCGACGATGATGTTGCCGTCGGTGACAGCAAGCGCGCCAATCGCCGTCAGCGTGGCCGTCAGCGGCTGGAAGTTGAACGTGTTCGTCAGGTCAACGACGTTGGCACCTGCCCCGCCGCCGTCCGCATAGACAATGGCGCTCTTGCCGTTCGCAACCGTGACCGTGGATCCAGAGCCCTGCGACAGAACCACGCTCTGGCCAGAGTTGTTCTTTACGAAGTAAAGGTGCTGCCCGTCGTTGGGCGAGATCGTGACCGTGTTCGTCCCGCTCGGCGTGCCGCCGAACACCAGCACTCGATACTGGCCATCCGACAGCGTGCCATCTGTCGTGGTTAGCGTGTGCGTCGTGCCCGTGAGCGTGATCGCACCGACGCCGTTGGTCAGACGGTCGATGATCGACAGGTTCGTGTTGGTGGTCGTGCCCCAAGTACCGGACTGCTCGCCGGTCGCGATAAGCTCGATACCACCGTTCGACGTGTATGTGCTCGCCATCTCGATTCCTTACGCCGCAATCTCGGTCCAGATCGTACCGGATGCTGGAGTGATCTCCGTGTAACTTGTCCCGGGGCTCGGGGTGATGGGAGTATAACTTGTTCCGGGCGCTGGAACAATCCTTCCCCACACCAAGACCTGCCCTACTTGGCCCGCGGCGCTGACGCCGGTGACGAAAACGCGGGCCCCCGCCGCAGCCGTTACGCTGCCAACCTCTCCAGTTCCGGCCACGCCCGTGACGTTGACGCGAGTGACCGTGCGGGCGGTTGCTGTGCCGACCTGACCCGTGCCCTCAACGCCTGTGAGAGTGACACTTGCGTCACCCGTAATGGCGACATCACCAACCTCTCCAGTCGCCGCCACACCTGTGACATTGACCGAGACACCCGTTCCAAGGTTGACCGTAACAGTGCCAACCTCACCTGTGCCTTCGACACCTGTGACATTGACAACGATGTCCTCAACAACGAGGACCGTGCCAACCTCACCCGTCGCCTCGACGCCCGTGACGTTGACCGATACGCCCGTGCCGGTGTTGACAGTGACGGTGCCGACCTCGCCAGTGGCAAAGCCAACCGCAACACTGCCCTCTCCCCACGCTAGTTCACCGAACCCCGCGCGGCCCCAGCCGGTAAAGGGGACGGTGATGTCTGTCATGGCAGTTCTCCCAGAACCTTGTTCTGTTTACTACAATTTTCCGAGGCAGTCAGCACCTGAAGATTCCACGGGACATGAAGTCCGCAAAAATGTTTCCCCCGTATAGGAAGAATGTGGTCTACGTGATGAACGACACCTGTTTGCTCCGTTAAACGCCGAGCCTCGCTATAAAAATGAGCGATTTGCGCACATAGATCTGGGGAAGCCAGCACCCAAGGTGGGCAAGCATTTTGCTTAGCAAGTTTGTACTTTTTCTTGTTTGCGTTGGCCTTGTCTTTGTTTGCTGCCGCATAAGAAAGCGCTTTTTCTATCAATTTTTCTCGATGTTTTTTGTAGTACGCGCGCGCGTACTCTCTGCGTCGATCAACACTGCTCCAGTAGACGACGGAGTGGTAGTTGGGAGTAGATAAAACTTTCTTTCGGTAAGCCTCTTTTTTCTGAGCGCTTTTCCGAGGAATGTCTCTATGGTATCCGCGAAGCGAAACGGCTTTCCTGCACTCTTTGCAGTCGTTGCGATAGCCGTCGGGAGAGTCCTTCCTCTTGTAGAACTCTCCCAAAGACTTTTCTACCCCGCAAGATACGCAGGCCTTCATCTTAGGCTATTCGCACGATGGCCGTCGAAGCTGCCGCCGCAGGCATCACGATCTCAAAGTCACCCGCCGTCGATGTCTTGGCACCGCCGAAGTCCAGCACGATCACCGAAGGGTTGGTGTAGGTGTGCGTCGGAGTGCTGTTGTAGATCAGCGCGCCGTAGGCCGTGATTGTCGCAGACGTGAACGTCAGATCCGCGAAGTCGGTGTACGCCGTCGTTCCGCTCGTCGTCGGGTCGATCCGAGTCAGCGTGCCGCCGCCAGCAGAATACGAGCCAGATGCGCCAACCTCGTTGGTGGCCGTGTATGCCGTAGTCGCAGCAGTAAACGATGCGCTGTTGTCGTAGAGCGCAAGTTTGAAGGTGTCGCCGCCGGTAAGGCGGAAGTCGTGCACGGCCTCAAGCAGTTGTTGCTTGAAGGACGTACACATGAAATTTCCAGAAAAACTCACGTCAGAGCCTCCTTACCAGATCAGCAAGCCCCGGATGACCTGCATCGTTCAGCGCATTATACACAGTTGTCCGGTCACTGTGAACCGCCTGCTTCAGGTAGGACAGAACCACCTGCTCGACACGCTGCTTGAAAGCGTGCGCCTGATCCCGAATGGGCGCAGGCGCATCCGCCGAAACGGCGACGATCTTGTCCGCACATTTGGCAGCCAATTCCTCCGGCGTGAACCCACGCCCGGAAGTCGTGTTGACCGTCACAAGCTGCGCGTAGCGCGGCACTTCCATTGATGCGCCAAGCATTACTGTTTCGTCCTCACTACCTTGCCCACCCGATATTCTTCTGTCGTCTCTTTCGCCTCACCCAGCATCTTGATGCCGACCAGTGATTCTTGGAACCGCTGGTTGTACATTGCCATGACGTCCTGCTCGCCTTTCATGAAGATGTAGGCTTCGACCAGCGCGCCATAGAGCATCGTCAACTCAGCATTCGTACTCAGCCAGGTCGTGCCACTCTCGGCACCCGCCGTCAGGCTTGCGGGCCGGTAGAAGTAATGCAACTCCATTACGTAGTTCGACGCGGGCGTCGGAGCCAAAATGAAGTTGTCCACGTCGAACTGCCCGTAATACCTGGGCGTTCCCGTGGTCGTGGCGCTCGGCGTGTACGTCTGCAGGAACGAGACGTCCTTGAACTCGATGAAGGTCTTAGATCCGCTGACCTCGTAGGACAGCGAAAACGGCGCAAGGAAATCAGGCGGGCACGCCAGATACTTGTTCGACGCCGTCGCGTTAGCTGTCGAGTTCTTGCGGAACAGGTTCAGCTGAACGTTCTTCAGGATCCGCTCTTCCGCCAGCCGAATGAACAGCGGCAGGTTGCTCACGAAGGTCGTCTCCGTGTTCTGCGTGTAGTCCTGAATGGCCTGCTTCAGCTGTGCGTAGGTAAAGCTCATGTCGTCCTCACCGTAACCGAGCCAACCTGCCCATATGCAACTAGGCGGTTAGGCGGATTGATCCCGTTGTCAGGCGGCCCCCCAACCGGGTTCCAACTCCACTGCACGTTGCGCTGCTCCACCAAGTCCGTCTCCGGACGCGGGTTCTGCAGAGCCTGCGGATCAGGCCCAACCTTCGGCGGGAACAGTTGCGGGTGCTTTGGATCGAACTCATCCGGCCCAACCAGCGCACCTGTCCACTCCCGCTTCATCTCGCGCAAGCGATAGCGGAACCCGGACCGATCCGAGACGCCCCATGCCCACTTGCCACTTGCGAACGGCATCAGATGTACCTGCTATCCGGCTGCAAGAACAACGACACGCGATCCCGGTCCTCGTCCGCAGCGCGCATGAACTCTTCCTCGTAGACTGCTTTCAAGATCTGCAAGCGGTCCGGAGCGCGCTTCATCGCGATGTAGTAGGCCAGCCCCGCCACCATGCAGGGATAGAACCGAAACGGCATGTCGGTCGTGTTGACCAGCGTATCCGCATCCTGAAGCCGACGGACATAATAGTATCT